TGAAGAGCGGCTCGGGCCTTCCTGCGGCACCTCAAGCGTAGATGCTGGTGGCCGTCAGGCTGCCCGGGATAGATGGCCCCGCGTCGCTTGCACTCCGCATACGCACAGTCTGTGAAAAACCATGCGCGAAGCTGATTCGCCGGGTTACCTCGTCGACAGTATATACCTGGTCAAACGCAGTACCGGTTCCCTGCAATTGTACCGGCACGCGGGGAAAGATTGTTAGCTCTCCCGCCATGCGCGCAGTTACCCTGCGCTCATGGACGAGCAACTCGTTCAGTTTAAGTTGGGCAAGCTGATTAGCCTGGCTATTGGTCAGATTTGGCTGGACTACCACGTAACTCTGGATCGTCGTGGACCCGTCCGCCACGGCGTTGGAGGCACTACTTGTCACCACCTTCTGCTGCGCGGTGTTCCAGCTCTTCACCGTGAGGGTGATCGGCCCAGCCAAAGTCAACTCGCGATCCAGCCGCAAAGCCTCCAGATCCGCCACGTCCAACACGATCGATGCCAAGTCATTAGAGACTGGAGGCTGAAAATATAAACTACTGGCCACGACAAAGACGTCGAATGCCTCTTGCTTGGCAAGCAACACCAGTAGGTCCCAATCGGTGGTTGTCCTGCTGAACTGGTCCAGTGTCAGTCTTTCATGCTGGTCCTGAAAGTAACGGCCTACCAAAGTGGCGGTGGCAGTCACTACCGGCGTCAAGCCCGCGCGCTGCGCCAAGATTGTTGCGATCTCGCTCGATGTCCGGTTCGCAAAGATCTCTTGCGTTCTGGCCTGGATAAGCCTTGCTGTCAGGTCGCGCCCCTCGATCACTACCAAACCGCGCAGCGGCTCGATCGTGACCAGGTCTACGGTGCCTTGAAGCAAGCTCCGCGGCGCCGAAATTCCGTCGGCGCTCACGCGGATATCAATCGTGATATCGGTCTCGCTCGCCCAGAACGTTGCGTCAAACCCAGGGTCGGCCCCGAGGGCGACTTCAGCCGTAAAGCGATCTGCACTCAAATAATTGGTTGAGACGACCTGCGCGCTGTAGCTCCCGTTCAGCGGCACGCCATTGGCTACAATGAGGAGGCTGGGCTGGCGCGCCGGCGTCAGGACGTCACTGGCTAACAATCCCACCCCCCGCCTGCGGGTTCACGACCGGAATCAGCAGGGTCGTTACGCCGACCAGAACGGGATCGCTGATTTGGTTCAGCTGCGCGATCCGTATCCATTGCGTGGCATCACCCAACTGCTGAGCGGCAATCTGAAACAGATTGCCGCCAGCTACCGTCACGGTCTGCATTGCTACGCCTACGTGCTTGCGTTTGTTAGGTTCAGAAGCGCCCGTCCGGCATAGCCGGAAGCCGCCGTCAGCGCGCACAAGGTCCCGGTCGTGCCGGCCATAGCATTCAGGGAGGCGATACCCGTCGCTGCAGTAGCTGGGCCGAATAACGTGCTAGGTTCAATCTGATTTCCCGTAACGGTAATTGCCCCGGAAATGCCGAGGTTCGCCTGGGTCAGACTGCTCAAAGCCGTGTTATAGGAAGCAGTCCCTGCAACCGCGGCGCCGGGCGTGCCGGCATAGGTCTGCGCTGCTGTTAAGCTGACCGACGACGGCAGACCAAACCCGGCCGCCGCCCCCAGATCGTCCAGCACACTTGTGCCAAGGTCGATCGCCGCCTCGACAAGCTCGGCCGCGTCATCACGAAGCACCAGACACTCAATCCGGTACGGTATCCACCAAGCGCAACGGAAATCGGCAACAAAGGTGCGGATAATAACGGAGTAAACAAACACATCCCAGGATAAAGACAACACGCCACCGGCCGCCCGTAGCTCGTCGACCAAGCGAGCCCGAACGGTCGCGTCCGACCCCGAGAAAAAGCCCTGAAACGAGATGGCCGCATCCTGACGTCCAAGCGCGTCCACCACGCGCCGGCCACCCGGCAGGTCATGAACCACCAGCCGCTGAGCGCCGCCAAAGGTAATTCCGGACACCACCTCGAAGTTGTCGAGTACCACAGGGCCAAGAACAACGGCCGAGTCAGACATGTCCCCCCCTCCTGGGAATGCGGCCGCCCACGCTGGCGTCGATCATTTTGTTGTTCTCATGCTCCAATTGGCGCGCCTGCCCAGACCGGCGTCATACGTGGGTCAAACGCAACCCCGCCGGTCGGCGGCCGACTGGCCGCATGGGCAAGATAGTCGGCCATCCAACGACCCAGCTCGGTACCGTCAATCACGATCGTGCCGGACAAAGCTTGCTCTCGTTGACGCTCCGTGGTTTGGCGCGGCGCCACCGATGGAGCCTGCTCCCGATGGGGCAGTCGCCGGGGCGCTTCCGTAATCGGTGACATCGCCATGACACGCGCTGTCGGCGCCGCGCTCGGCACCTGTTTCGTCTCAGATTGGCGAGGCGCTTCAGCCGCCGCCGGCGCTGCACTCTCGATCCGCGGCACGGGCGCCGCCGCCTGATCGTCTCGCCGGTTCGCAACTACCGGCGGTAGCACCATCGGCACGGTCGCTACGTTGGTCAGCGGCGGCGGGGCCGCTGGCTCGAGCATCGCAAACGATGGAGTCGCGGGAGCCGGCGGGACATATGGCTGCAGAACAGCCTGCGAAGGCGCCACCGAAACCGGCGCGTCTATGGCTACCAGCCGCGACGGCGCCGGCCGCTCAATCGCAGCGGCCGGCCCGGCGGCGACGGGCGCCACCGCCGGCACTATCCGAGCGACCGGGTCCGGAACCGGGGCGCTGGCAACCGTCGCGCTCGGGGTTCTCGCCGCCTGTCCGATCGGCTCCGCCGCAGCTCGTCCAGAGGGCGGGGTCGAAACGGCCTCGCGTCTATCTTGAGCCGTCGGTGGCGGGGCGACCTGAGGCAGGGCAGCGACGGGCGCGCCCTGGAGTGTTACTTGCACCGGCGAACTGGCAGGCGCCGCCTCCGGCATCGTCACGGCCGGCGTCCGCGACGGGACGGCCACCTGGCGTGCTGCCGCCGCGGCGGAATCGCGCGTCAGCGCCGCCATTGCCCCGGCCTGCGCCACTCCTGCGCTCACCGCCCCGCGCGCCGCCTCTTGTAAACGGGCCAAGTTGGCGGTCGACACGACGATCGCCTGATCAAGCGCACCAAGCTCACGGCGGATTGTCTCGATACCCGCCGATACACCATCTTCCAGCGCCAACGTAAGCCCGACGGTATAAGCGTCGTTCACCGCACGGCCTCGCGCAATGCCTCAACCGTCGCCGTGGCGATATCCTGGATCGCGCCCGCGCCGGCCGCGCTCCCGGCGGGCGCCAGGAACGGCCGCGGCGGCACCACCGGGGTTCCCTCCTCCTGAAACACCGCTGCCGGATCGGTCGAACCAACCACGATCGCGTTCGCCGTAACCTCGCTGGTAATGCTGGCGTGCAACGTCCCGGTCTGTTCCCACGGCACGCTATGGTCATCACCGGGCCGATGCGACAGGTTTCCCACCACCGCCGCCTCGATCCGATGGGCGACAGCCTCGCTTGCAGCGAGGCGCACGGCCGATAGATCCAGAGCATTCAGTGATCGTTGCAGACCCCGTACCCGTTCCAGCAACTGCCTCAACGCTCCTCCTCCCAACGCAGATGCAGCCAATCGAAGCTGCCGCCCTGCAAAGTCCCCAGGATCACCACGTACGCCAAACGCTCGTCCGGCGGCAGCGAGAAAGCCACATCGAACGGCACCCCGTTCTTCACCAGGTAAAGGCAGTCGATGAGATCAGGGTGCCGACTCAGTTTCCCGCGGATGCCACCATCGCCTGCGGGTCGGGCGTCTCTTGCCCGGTCAAGGCCGTGGCTGCAGCGGCGATACCCGTATCGCCCAGCCGCGCGACCAGCGCCTCGATTTGCTGCTCGTTGGCCGGCACGGGCACGGGAACGTCATCGATGGCCAATACGGAACAGGCCAAAAGCGCCATGCCCAACCATGGCTCGTTCTGCGACAGGACCGGCCCCGCCGCCTTGAAGAGCCGCAGCTTGTCGAGCGCGTTCATGCGTCGAACGGTTAGCCGCCGCCCGTCGACGGCTGTCACGATGTTCGGCTGGCCCGCGCTTGCGACGATCTGGGCGGACGGCCCGCCCATCATACGCGCTGCCGCTGCGATGCGAAGAATTCCAGCTTCTGCTTCACGCTGGCGTCTCCCTTCCAGTTGCCTGCGCTCGCAAGCTTGAAGACGACCGTATTATACTGATATGTGGAGATCGATCCGTCGGTCTCGGTCACGTATTGATATACGGTGCCAAACGGCACCCCATCCCCATTAAAGTAAGATTGCTCGGCCGCCGCTATGAAATCGTCGGCGGCCGAAGTGCCACGTTCAAGCTCAAACGTGCCTTCCCACCCACGCGGCAGCTCAGCAGAAATCTGCGTGCCATCCAGCTTGTCCACGCGGATCGAATGCGTGATCTGTCGGCTTTCGAAGCCCGTCACATAGGACAGGTCGACCCGCCCGGCCGGTCCGATCAGCACAAGCTGACAGTCGCGGCCGATATTGAAGTTATTGATCGGCATGTGTTACGTCCCTTCAGCTCGACTGGCCGCTCGGCAGCGTCTGGCGGCTCACCTCGACAGTCTGGCCGCCCTCGATGTTGACGATGAACTTCTCGTTGATTGCCTGATAGTTCACCTGCGCGTCGGACTGCACATAGCCAAGCTGCGTCCGGCTTGTCGGGTTGTTAGACGTGTCACACACCACGCTGAATGGCAGCGAGCCATCCGTGCTGCCCAGCATCCCTTGCGACAGCATGTTCTGGAAGAAGCTCAGCTGGGTAGATCGGATGTTCTGGAACAGCTGCGCATTGATCACCTGGCCCACATACTGCCCCATACCGGCGGC